TGCGTGGAGGGGCAAACTTCTTAGTAACAAGTCCATCAGTAGCAACAATCCTTGAGTCTATCCCAGGATTTGCAGCAGATACAGACGGTACTAAAATGGAATTTGCAGCTGGTGTTCAAAAAATTGGTGCGATTAATAATCGTTACACAGTTTACAAAAACCCATACATGACAGAAAACGTAATCTTAATGGGATTCAGAGGTGCTCAGTTCTTAGAAACAGGTGCTGTATTTAGTCCATATATTCCGTTGATCATGACTCCATTAGTATACGATCCAGTTAACTTCACACCACGTAAAGGTGTTATGACACGTTACGCGAAAAAAGTAGTTCGTTCAGAATTCTACGGTAAAGTATACGTACACGGATTAAACACTCTTTAATATTTAATTGAATTATTTTAATTAATGATTTATTGAATCAAGGAATAAGGAAAGGGGTGGCTTCGGTCATCCCTTTTTTACTGTTCGAATATTTATAATAAAGGAAGTATATGGCAGTTCCTAGGAACAAATATTCAATGCAGGCAATAGTTCGATATGATGGTCGACTAATTGATGTTTTAGATCGCATACGAGCAATTCGTTTAGTACTCATGGTTCATATAGAACAAGATTTAGGACCAGACAAAGAATTGATTACAATCAAAATTTTAACGCAGTATCCTCCCCGAGATACATATCGTGCTATACAAAAACTATGTGTAGGAAAAATTGATACGCTCAAAGAAATGATCCTGAAAGAATCAACACTCACAAAAACATTTTAAATTTAACAAAAGGTTATTATGGCAACACTCAACAAGGATAAAACTCCACCGAAGAACGACATTAAATTTTCAATTGCATTATCAGACGAACAAAAAGAAGCAAAAACAAAAATTATTGAAACCCCATTCAATTTTATATTAGGTAAAGCCGGATCAGGGAAAACATTGTTAGCAGTACAAATTGCATTAGATTTATTCTTTAAAAGAAGAACCAACAAAATAATCATAACACGTCCCACAGTATCAACAGAAGACAATGGATTCTTGCCAGGATCCGAACGTGAAAAAATGGAACCATGGTTAGTTCCAATTCGTAGCAATATGCGAAAAGTTTACAATAAGCCAGAAATTCTAGAAAAAATGGAACGAGAAGAAAACATTGAATTAGTTTCATTAGCACACTTCCGAGGCCGTACATTTGACAATGCAGTTTGTATTGTAGATGAATTTCAAAATTTAACCAAACAACAGTTGCAAATGGTACTGTCTAGATTAGGCAAAGATAGCATCATGATTTTATGTGGAGATAAGTATCAAGTAGATTTGAAATTTAAAAATGATTCTGCCACACACGAAGTGCCTAAAATTAGAAATTCAAAATGGGTCAATGAAATTATTTTAACGGATAATCATAGACATCAAGCATTAGACGAGATTTTGACACTATTAAACGAATAACAACAATATTTATATATAAAAGGAAAACATAATGGCTGATTACTCAGTACAAAAGCCAATCTGGCCAGGAAGTTCATCATTTACGACAGGATCAACGCCGTTTGGATTTTTTGACAATGATCCCATGTTTCAACAACATGCAGACAAGTTTGCAAAATATGCAGCACAGCATATTGGATATCCAATCATGGATGTTGAACTTCAAGATATAAATTTCTATACAGCCTTTGAAGCTGCGACAATGGAATATTCAAATCAAGTTAATCAAGTTAATATTGTTAACAATTTGATGAATACATTGGGTATACAAACCGGATCCGGATTTATGTCTGGGTCTAGTTTTACTGGCCAACAAGTAGGTAACTCATTCGGATATATTTCAAAACTATCAAAAGCATATGGTACTGAAGCTGATTCGGGAGGAACCGCTCGATGGTACAAAGCTAGGATAGACATGACACCTGGCCAACAAACATATAGTATTAGAACAGCTGTATCTAATTCTTTAGGTATCACATTATCAAATACTAGTTCGATCGAAATTAAACGGGTACTACATAATCCACCGCCAGCAATTGTTAGATATTTTGACCCATTCGTTGGTACTGGATTAGGTTCGCAGCAATTACTTGATTCATTTAACTTTGGAGGATTTTCTCCGTCAATTAGTTTCATGATGATGCCAATCAATGCTGATTTAATGAGATTGCAAGCAATTGAGTTTAATGATCAAGTACGTAAATCTCATTATTCATTTGAAGTACATGGAGATGATATCAAGTTCTGGCCAGTGCCAACATCAGGTACCGGTTCTGCATCATCAACTATATTTTATGGCCAAGTTTGGTTTGAGTTTTTATTTGAAGAACAAAAAAATAATGATGCCCTTTTATTCGGTAATACCGCACTTGTTAAAGGGGCAGTAAGTGACGCATCCAATATACCATATACATATCAAACATACAGTAGCATTAATGATATGGGGCGTGCGTGGATTATTAAATACGGATCATCACTTGCAAAAGAAATGTTAGGGTTTGTTCGTAATAAATATTCGACAGTACCTATACCAAATTCCGAAGTAACACTGAATGGATCAGAATTAGTATCTAGTGCACAATCAGAAAAAGAAACATTGATTACGCAACTTCGAGAATTCTTAGACAAACTAACAAAAGAACAAATGTTAACACGTCAAAATACAGAAGCTACACAGATGAATGAAATACTTGGCAAAGTGCCACTAAAAATATATGTTGGTGCTCTTATACCATTTATATTATTATTAGGAAGTGGATTATCATGGTAAAATGTAATATATGTAATAAATATTTTAAACGAATTGATGCAGCACATTTACCGGCAAAACATAATATTACTGCAGATAAATATTTAAAATTATTTCCAGGAAGTGTTGTTATTTCGGATCAAACTCTAGAAAAATATTCTACAGCTCAAAAAACATATGCAACTGCTAATCCAGAAAAAATGAAATTACGAGCTAAACAAGCAAAAAAAACTATTACTCCAGAACAACAAAAAAAATCATTAGATGCAATGGCGGCCGCTAGATTTGCAAAATATAATGAGATTTACGGAGCTGATAGTATTAGAAATAAAAAAATCTCAGATAAAACTACAAATCGTTGGTTAAATTATACAACATCAGAAAAAAGTAAAATTACAAAAAAATCTGCAAAAACTACAAGAGAACGATTAGGTGAACAATCATATTTAGAAATGATGGCTGATAAAAGTTTAAAAGGTTATAAAACTTTAGTTAAAAATGGACGAGGGTCTAAATGGGAATTTGAAATGGTATCTAAATTACAAAATATGTTTCCGGATACAATTGCAGATTATCAAGTAGGCGGCCGCTGGTATGATGCATTTATTCCTTGTAGGAATTTATTAGTAGAATTTGATGGCGATTTTTGGCATCCAAAAACATTGAATGATTGTCAATATGAATTTCAAACGCGAAATTATTATAATGATCAAACAAAAAATAAAATAGCAAATAATCATGGCTTCAATTTAATTAGAATACGACAATCCGAATCGGATAAAATAACGGAGATCAAGTAATGGCATTATTTGGAGGAATACGAGATGCTAAATTTTTGGCAGCAGTTAACTCAGAATTATTAAATTCAATTATCGATACCGAAATTGAGTTTTTTAAATTGATTGTAGCAGCTAGCAACTCAAACTTATACGGCGAAGCAGAATTAAAATCATATTACGATTCAATTTTAATTCCGTGCTTAATCACAAAAGAAACAAAAACAGCAACCATGGATGATTACGGTCATACATATACCAGAACAGCTCAATTTGCAGTATCTCGTGATATTCTAGAAAAAGCTGATTTTTATCCGGAAGTTGGTGATATTATATTTTGGGACAATGAATATTATGAACTAGACAATGTTGATGCAAATCAATACTTTGCTGGTAAAAATCCAGATACATGGCCAAATGGTTCAAATCATGGTTACAGTGTATCTGTAGTTTGTGATGCCCATGCAACAAGACAAACACCACAAGGAATAACAAATATAAGACGCGGAGGAAACAATATGCCTCCTTCATATAAAGGATTTTAATGCCTAGATTGAACCGAAAAGATATCGATCGAAAAACAAATAAGCCTAACCCGATACGAACTGAAGGATTGGCTGAAGATCTGATATTGAACAGAGCTTATCAAACTCGTCGCGATGACGATGTAATACGAACTAAACAACGTACGGTGTATGATATTGACTTTGCAATCAAATGGTTTATTGACAATGAAATCCGTCCGCAAATCGAAACACCAGATCAACTACTATCAATTCCTGTAATTTTTGCTAATGGTGAAAAATGGGACAATGTTCGACGTTTAGGATATTTACGTGATGAAAAAGGAATGCTTCAATCTCCGGTTATCATGTTGAAAAGAAACAGTGTAGTTGAAAGAGATGATCAAAGGACATTGGATGTCAATCGACCACAAGCAGCAAATCATCTTGTATATCGCAGCCGATACAATGAACGTAATCGATATGAAGATGAATTGTTTCCAATACCAATTCCAAAACCAGCAGACTCCGAAAAAATTTATGTGATTGATGTCCCTAAATATATTACTATTGAATATGACATGATGATTTGGTGTGACTTTACATCTCAATTAAATTCAGTTGTAGATCAAATATTACCGTACGGTCGATTTAGTTGGGGCAATGAATCCAATAAATTTCCAACCACGATTGGACAATTTAGTTTTGAAACTGTGAATACCGTTGGCGAAGATCGATTGGTGCGAGCTTCGGTACCATTAACGGTGCAAGGCACATTGTTGTCAGCACAAGAAAGTCGAGTAGCAACCCTTAAGAAAATGTATTCAGTTAAGAGATTAACATTTGATCAATATGTAGATGTAGCTGTTGATTTATTTAGCACTACAATTGTTCCTGCACAAATTTTACGAATGGCAACCACCGGCGCGAATATAAATGTCACGGGTGCTACAACAGCAACACTTACGGCACAAGCCATGATTTATTTGACCAATCTAACTGATCAACAAGCTGTATGGGTTAATTCAACAACAGTTACGGTAAATACATATGCCGCAATTAATCCAGTAACCAATCAAATAGCAAATGTTAATGAGTTTGATCTGTATATTAATGGTCAATATATTGACAAACAATTATATACATGGACGCCTAGTGATTATACAATTCAAACCATTGTGTTTGATACCGCAGCATTAGGATATCCTATAGAATCTACCGATGTTATAATTATAAATGGAAGGTGGATTTAATGGGAAGACAGTTAAAATTAGCACAAGTAGAATCAGAAATATTGCAGTATTCATCATCTGCAAATTTCCCGCAGCCTACTGGTTCTATTAAATATTTATACTTAGATCAATCAGCTAATACATTGTATCGATGGGATGCATTATCTGGATTAAATGGTGAATATGTTCTTTTAAATAGTGCAACGACACCACCTACATCAGGCTCAGCCGAAGGTGAAATATACTTTGCTGACCTAGTAACTAGTGGTCGTTTAGCAACATGTACCTATGATAATGGTGTATCTGGTAGTGGAGCAACATTAACATCAACTGGCTCTATTGCGTTAGGACAATTTAATCAACCTGGTAAAATAGACAACGCCATTCCATTAGCTGATGATATTATCCTAGTTAGAAGTGAAACAACTGGGTCTCGAAATGGATTATATTCAATAACCAATCTAGGAAGTGCTACAGCTCCTACATCATCTTTTGTTTTAACGCGAGTTGCATACTACGATACTGGATCTGAGGTATATCCATCTCAAATTATAGGATTGCGAGGTTCAACTGGTGCTAATCAAACTTTTATACAACAAACTTCAAATCCAACAGTTGGTTCTAGTTCACTTGTATACTTACAATCACCATCTACATCAACTCAAATACTTCCTATATTATTTATAGATACTGTTACAACCGGACCACTACCACTGTCTACATATGCAACTGGATCAGCATACATTGGTTTTCCTGGATTTAGGGCTACATTGACGGCAACAGCTAGTGGAGCATTGGGAGTAATAGGAGGCGTAACTGCATCTTCAAATATGAGAATTTTAGCAGTTAGTGAATCGAATCCTGTACGAAACGGATCTTACACAGTAACAGCTCCTGGC